ATGCATATTCGGTTGAGATGTACATCAAATCGGTTGACGGATTTGAGGGCGAAGGTGATCTTGTTTCTAAGTTTGGTTTAGAGGTACGTGATCAAATTATCTTTTCCATGTCAAGACGAGCATGGGAGGGATTGGATATTGGAGTCCGGCCGAAAGAGGGAGATCTCATTTATTTCGGACTGACAAGTAAACTCTTTCAGATATTATTTGTTGAACACGAAACACCTTTCTACCAAGCAGGCGCATTACCAACATTTGATTTAACTTGTGAACTCTTTACGTATTCTGATGAAGCAATGGATACAGGAGTTAATGAAATTGATGTTGTTGAACAGAAACAATCCTTTGTTCGCACATTTGAATTAACAAGTGTTTCTGGTACATTTACAGAAGGAGAAACAGTCACAGGAGGAACTTCTGCTGTAACAGGAGAAGTTGCAAGATGGGATTCTTCAACAAGTTATTTGTACCTCATCAACATGACAGGAAATTTTACTTTGAACGAAATATTGACAGGAGCATCAAGTACTGCAACTGGAACATATTCAACCAAACAAACAACTGATGAAACTTCTGAAACACTTCAGACAATTGACAATTCAACATCAGATCAAATTTCTAGTAATAAACAATTTGAGATTGATGCGGATTCAGTATTTGACTTTTCTGAATCCAATCCATTCGGGGATAATCCATAATGTTCGGAACATATTTTTATCACCAAACTAGCCGAAAGATGGTGGTTGGTTTTGGTACATTATTCAATACACTTGAAGTACAAAGAACTGATAGTTCTGGTGATGTGACTGAGGTTATAAAAATACCTCTTTCATATGGGCCCAAAGATAAGATGTTGACAAGGATCAGTGCAGATCCAAATTTGAATCCTAAAGTGGCCCTCACAGTGCCCAGAATGGGATTTGAACTAACTTCTATGACATATGATAGTGCGAGAAAACTTAATACTATGAATAGAAATGTCGCAAAAGGAACTACAGGACTCAAGAAACAATTCAGTCCTGTTCCTTATAATTGGGAGTTTTCTCTTTATATTTTTGTAAAGAATGCAGAAGATGGCACTCAAATTTTAGAGCAGATTCTTCCATTTTTTACACCAGAGTTTACTGTATCAATGACTTTGATTTCCAGTATGAGTGTGAAACATGATATACCATTAGTACTAAATTCGGTAACAAGTGAAGATACTTATGAAGGAGATTTTGCAACAAGAAGGTCTATAATTTGGACACTTTCTTTTACAATGAAAGGATACCTATATCCAAACATAGTAGATAATGCGAAAGTTATTACAGATGTTACAGTAGACACCCACCTAATGTCGGAGGCAGTATCGGCAGAACCAGTATATATCATTTCAGAAGATAGTACTGCATATACTACAAACAATTTAATTTTAAACAGTCATGAAGTAGATGATGCAACAAGAATAAGAATATTATCAGAAGCATCTCAGGGAGCCGCAGCTGCTGGTGCAACTGTAAGTAGGGCAAATGTTGTTCCTGTGGATACAGATGCTCTTGATGACGAAGATTTTGGATTTAGTGAAACCTTTTCGTTCTACCCACAAGGAGTCACATATGATCCTGTAAGTGGAACGGATAGTTAATGAAAGTAGAAAAATTGGTTGAACAGAGGATTGAGAAACACCTTGATCTTGGGGAAAATCCCCCCCACTATACTAAAAATGAAGTAAAAGTTCTAAATACAAACGAGGTTTCTCCCCCTATTGTTATTAATGGTGAAGGCGAAAAGGATACAGATTTTCAATATGCTCGTGAAAATATGTATGACATCATTGAAAAAGGTAGGGATGCTATGGAGGAACTTTTGGAGATTGCGAAAGCAGAAGAATCTCCACGGGCCTTTGAAGTTTTCGGACAACTTCTAAAAAATATGTCTGACAGTCAAGAAAAATTAATGGAGCTCCATCAAAAGAAACAAAAATTGGAAAATGATGGAGAACGGCAGGAAGTCACTAGAGCACAAAACGTGACTAACGCAATGTTCATAGGTAGTACCGCTGAGTTGCTAAAATTGGTCAAAAAAGAGACAAAGAAATGAATGACATTTTTAATGCATCTGAATTGATGATGATAGGATTAATAATATTTTCATCATTTTGGATATTTCTATTTAACTATAGAACAGACAATAAAGACAAATACGCAGACAATAAGTGGTTAATTTTATTGGATCTACTTATTAATATGGGAATGTCCGTAACAGGATATTTACTCATTACTATTGTATTTACAAATGTTCCACAACTCGCAGCATATTCAAGTTATCGGTATCCTGTAGGTTATCTTTTTGGGTTGACATCAAACGTGAGCATACCAATTGTTCTCAAATGGTTTCAACAACAAATCACCAAAAAGTTAAACGAAGCAGGAAAGAAGTGAGGTAATTATGGCAGAACAAAAAAAGAAAGAACATGAAGAAACTTTAGTAGAATTAGAGCCAGTAAAACAGATAGAAATAGAAACAAAGGATCTTATAGCTTCTAGTAAGATTTGGATCTATTTGATCATAGGACTACTTGCATATTTAATCTTTTTGGTTATTCCTTCTATTGATGAAAAAGTCACATGGATGGAAAAGGATCTCAATTCGGTATTGGTTCAATCAGAACGATTTAAAAAATCAACCAGAGTTTTTACAAGAGACAATCAATGTGCATCTTGTCATTTGAGTCCAGATTTTCTTCTTCACAATCTACTTATGAAATATCCTAGTTTTTCTGACATCAAATCTTTCATGGCAGTTGGACATCAGAGATATTACACATTGTCCTCACCAATTCCAGACGAAGAATTATTAGCAATATATCGGACATTACAATGATAATGATAGGTAAAGTTATTGTTGCATTGGTGTGGGTATTTTGGATAGTGGTGGTAGATTCAACAGCTGATGGTGCAGACAATCTTACTCTCGCAGAATATAATCCAACGTACTCTACAACATATGACAGGGTAATCAAAAGGGGCCATGTAATATGTGGTGCTAAAGATACCATGCCGGGTTTTGGGGAAGAAATGTGGGATGAAGAGTTGGGTGCATTAAACTTTAAGGGTTTTGATATAGACATTTGTAGGGCGATTGCGGCCGCAGTATTCGGAAATAAAAATAGTGTTGAATTTGAAATAATAGATGGTAAAACAAGGTTCAGTTATTTGATAGATGGAACTGTTGATGTTGTTTCGGCTACTGTTACGTATACGTATACTAGAAATGTTCTTAAAAAATTAGAATTCATGCCCACCACTTACTATGATGGTCAGGGATTTATTGTAAGAAAAACTCTTGGTGTATCTTCTGCAAAACAGATGGAAGGTGCAAGAATATGTTATAGTTCAACTGGAACTGCTGCAAAGAACACTAAAGATTTTTTTACAAAACATTATTTACAATATATTCCAGTTGTAGTTCCAGTGGGCGAAAAGGCAAAAGATTATTATTTGCAACGTAAATGTGATATGTACGGAACAGATAGATCGGGTCTTGCATCAAACCGATTGGGTTTCAAAAATCCAGAAAGACATTTGATTCTTCCTGAGATTATTTCAAAAGAACCACTTGGCCCAGTTGTGAGATATGGTGATCAACAATGGTCTGATATTATAAGATGGACAGTTTTTGTTTTATTCATTGCAGAAGAAATGGGAATTAATTCTCAGAATATAGATAGATTTAAGAACAATGTTGATCCAAGTATAAAAAGATTTATGGGTGAATTGAATGGAAAAGATCATCCACATTTAGGAGCAAAACTAGGACTTCCTGCAACTTGGGCATATGATGTAATAAAACAAGTTGGAAATTATGAAGAAATTTATGAGAGAAACGTGGGAGAAAATTCGCCCCTTGCATTGAAGCGAGGGTTAAATAAACTTTATACAGAGGGAGGACTGTTATACGCACCACCTCTAAAATAGGAAAAAATGTGGTTTCTTAAATGGTTATCGGGAATTACTATTTTTTTATTGGTGGTATATGTTGTGTTTATTTTTGCAAATAGTTATAGGTTAAAAAGAAAATATGATAAAACTCATTTTCCTTGTATTTACATTGAGAGGAAAATGTGTACAATAAAACCAACTTGGAAGAAGTGTGGGGGAGGTGTACCAGAGGATTATTGTGAAAGGAAATTAAACAACTATCTTTGACAGGATACATATGAGCCATGTTACCCCTTTTTCCAAGAAGAATGGCAATTCAGAAGAAAATCCCTTTGAAAAAGTACCAGAGGATCGTACTGCGGTAGATAATATTTTGCGAGTCAATCACGGCAATCAAATGAGATTGGGATTGATGGCAGATGCGAAAGCAAATATTATGATCACAGTTGCATCTATTGTATTTTCTATTACTATTGCAAATCTTGATAATGAATTGATGAAATTGCCTCTATTGACATTTGCATTTGGGTGTTTCTTTTCTCTTCTGTTTGCAATATTTGCAATCATACCTAAAACAAATTATCCAAAAGATGCAACAGGAGATATAGACAGAAAATCTCCATTTTTTAATCCGTTGTTTTTTGGGCATTTTGCACATCTGCCGATAGATGAATACAAAGCAGACTATGCAGAAAAATTGATGACCGATGATAAAATATATGATGCACTTGCAGGGGATATATATGGACAGGGTAAGGTTCTTGCTCTTAGTAAATACAAATTTCTCAAGTGGTCTTACATGAGTTTCCTTTGGGGAATGATAGGTGCGATTGTGGTGTTTATTTTACAAGGGCCGGTTGGAGATTTTGTTTTGGATTGGTTAAAATCCATTTTTGATTTATTAGTAGGAGAAGCTATATTTACTTTAGATGGAATGAAATATTTGTTGTGTCAATCTTCTTCAGTATGTAGAAGCGGAGCATTATAATGAAAGGAAATTTATGACAGAACATGGAACTTACTTAGGGAATCCTCTTTTAAA